ATCTTTTTAGGACCTGCACCATACATGATGCCGAAGGTTACAGCTTTGGCAGCTTGTCTTTTATCTTTATATAATGTATCTACATCTTCAACCGGACACGGTAATTTAAATACTGTTTTAGCAATGGTACTATGAAAGTTTCCTCCTGAACGAAATACATTCATTAATGCTTCATCTTTTGCTAACACAGCAGCTACATATACCTCTGCTGTAGTTAAATCCATAGCAACTATTTTATGTCCTTCTGCCGCCTTGATACAACCCTTAACAATAGGATTGTCACGAGGCAGCTGTTGCATATTTAATTTACCACTAGAACTGAGACGACCGCTAGTAGTACCATGAAGGTTAAAATTTGTACGTAATCTACTATCACGATCCAGTTGGGGTATAATTTTGTCCAAATAAGTATTTTTAATTTTGGATTTTTGCCGTATATCAAGGATAAGTTTTGGTACTTCAGATCGCTCGGAGAGGATTTTAAGGACTTCTGCATCTGTTGAATAAGCACCCGTACTTGTTTTCTTTCCAGTAGGATTGATACCAAGGAAGTCAAAAAGAAGACTACGGAGCTGTACAGTGCTATTAGGGTTAAACTCTTTTCCATTAATTTTCTCAAACTGTGATATTTTTGGATTTTTATATAAATCCGCAACAGCTTTATCAATATCATCCTGCATCAGTTGCTGTGAAATCTCTAATCGTTTTCTGTTGAAAGGTACGCCATTATCTTGAGTATCTATTAAGAATCGACACCCTGGAATTAGTATATTATCATACACGTCTTTTAATTTTTTATTTTGTTTAATTTTTACAAACTTTTCATAAAGCAGAAACGTACACAGTGCATCCATTGCAGCATACGTTTTCATAACATCAAAAGGAATCCAATTCCATTGGAACTCATTTTTTAATATTCTGTGTTCTTTACAGTACTGATTTATCCAATCATACATGGGCTTTTCATAATCCCCATAAGGAGTAAATTTAAGAGATAACTGCTTTAATCCATGTCCACCTGGGTTCTCGTCTATGAGATAATGAAGCAGCATAGTATCCTCAAATCTTGGAAACTTAAAATTGAAATGATACTCAAAAAATGCCAAGTCAAACTTAGCGTTGTGAAATACTACAATTTTCTTATTAAATAACTCTTGAAGCAGCTTTTCTGTTGTTTCATCAAAGGCTTCCGTATTAATATATACTCCATGCTTCCCATCATAAGATAGCGAAGCTCCTAGTATATACCCATTGCGAGGATACAAACCTGTTGTTTCTGAGTCAAGAGCAATATATTCACAATCATAGTCTATTGCTTTTTGTATATAAGCATTACACTCATCTGTGTCTTCAATTCCATATGCAATAGAAGAATCTATAACAACATCTTCTATTTCTCCTTTTATATACTTTATTATACTGTCTTTAGAATCAGTCCAAGTTTTACGTGCTTCGGGCTTCATTCTAACCATTACTGGGTTAATAACTGGCAAAAATTTCTCTTCCACTTTTTTACCAGAATATTCCATGACTGAATTAATTTTAGTAAAATACTTGAGAGCATCACTACCTACAAGTACAATCCAATCATACTGATTGGTGTCAATGTCTATATCACAATCTCGCTTTAATACTTTTTTAATTGTACGATCAGAACATAACTGATACTGATCAAAGTCAAAAGCACCGTCAAATTCTCTACGGAAATCAGTGGTACTTGGTTTAGTTTCTACTAAGGCAACTTTAGCCATATAACTTCTCCTTTAGCTTATCTACTTGAAGTTGATTGAGTGCACCAGGATCAGTACCTTGTAAGTGTACATTCCTAGCAGAGAGACCAACTTTCTCGCACTCAGATTTTAAATTTTCTACTACTTTTTGTCCGGCTTCATCACCGTCCATAAATATATCTACGTATTTTATTCCTTGAATCTTTAACATAGAAAGTTTTGCTTTATTATAGTTCTTCACCCCGAACATAGCTATTGCATTAGTGAGTCCTTTATCATGAAGATTTAACATGTCAAACATTCCTTCCACTAATATTACTGTATTTTTTATACCTTTAACTATAGGAAAAAAGGGTATTTTTGCGCCTATAGGTGTAAATTTATATTTAGTAATATTTTTTAAAGGAGTCTGATGTCTTCCTTGAAATACTACAATTTTACCTGATATATCTCGTATAGGAAAATTAATCCTACCTATAAAGTCATTACCTTGATGTTGAAAAGCTTCGAACTTTTTATAGGTTGCAGGTTTAATATCTCTCCAGTTTCCTAAATATGGAGTGAAATTTTTGGGAAAAGACAGACCAACACTTTCAGAGCGCTTTTGTTCAATCTTCTTTTTTAAATAAGATCTCCGTAATTGTGATTGGTCTGCCCTCTCCCCGAAAAAAGTAAATATATTTCCTTTAAACTCACAAGAAAAACACTGAAATACCCCAGTAGTTTGATCAATTCTCATACTAGGATTTCTATCTTCATGGTCTGGATTTAAGCATCTAACTACAAAATCTTTTCCTTTCGGAATGTAAGCGATTCCTTTATCCTGTAATAGAGTTTCAACGTCCATAATCCACCAGTGGTTGATTTTGGTTAACCATTTTAGGAACACAGTATGCAGTAACTTTATATTGTTTATGCTCTATACGATCCGCATAATAATTACAAGTATTTATACTTGCAAAGTACATATTTTGAGTACCCTGTTCCTCACCGTCTACTATTACCATCAATAAAAATACCAACATTCTCATATATTATACTCTATTTTAACGTTATTGTCAAGAACTATTTTTATATGTCATCTATGTCTTCGCCGGTTTTTAAGTTATTTGCTTCCCTTTGCTCAGGAGACAGAGCACTATCCGGCCCAATTTTTAAAGTCTGCCAATTCATAGTTGAGGTAAAGGAAGTTCTAGCGGCAGAACGCATTTTTACACACTTAAATGTCATACATTCATCATCCTGAGAATGAGCATCTATACTATATGCTGCGTCTGCGGCATCTAATATACCTTTTGCGAAACGCGCTCCTCCGCTAGAATCCGTTTGGTATGGTGAGAACACGGGGGTTTCGTATTCTTGTGCCATACTTTTGAGTGCTTTACTAACTTCTATCTGTTCAGTCCATTCGTACTGCCCTCCCCGAGAGGGCTGTAGAGAACGTTTTACTTGATTGATATAGTCGACAATAACGACGCCTACATCCATTTTACTTTTGATTTTCTTATCAAGTTCAGATCGTATTTTACCGATAGTTAAAGATGGATCATAAACTACATCAATCTGACGAGTTGGGAGAAGCTCGTATTCAGTTCTTAATGTATTATGAAATTTATCAAAGTCTCTATGATTTAGAAACTCTTCTAAAGCTTTATCACTATCGCTAAATCTTCCGGCCCACCAAGTGGCGACTGTATTTTGTTCGGTTGTGCTAAGGTTCTTTTTTTGGAGCCTATCGAACGCTACGCCGGTTGCGATTGAACAACACCGTTGCAGTATTTCAATCGAATCCATTTCTATAGTGAAATAAATGGCGGTTTTTCCGCCAGAATATACGTTATTAGCAATGTTAGCACACGTATTAGACTTACCTGCCCCGCTAGCTCCGCCCACTAATATTAGTGTTCTGGGGGAGAAACTAATATTGCTATCGTGATCGTTATTTAAGCCGAGGGACAGATAACGTCCAAGGTCGTCATCATCTTCCCACAAGGGAATATTTTGCATACTATCTTGTGGTTTTTGTATTTCGACTTTTTCTTCTACGTCTAATACAATTTGATGTAACTGACGAAGTGACTCTTCTGCGTTTTCAAATGCGACAGAATTGTCAATATATGTTTCAAGCTCATCTAAAATTTCTTTTTGAGTATACTCATTTTTTAGATAGTCCAAAAGAAACTCGGCTTCGGTATCAACCTCTACGCTGTCTATTGCATATAGTGTTTCTTTTGTACGTCCGTCTCGAATACTAAGTTTTAATTGTTCTATTGTCGGGAGTTTATGATATTGCTCACAATGTTTTTCTATTGCAGAAAACAAAGAGTGGTATTCTGAAGCTAGGTAATGCTTACGTAATAACGACCAAGACTCAAAGTCTTGTGTCGCTAAAACTTGCTTCAAAAAAGCACTTGAAATATTCAATTAAATCCCCCAAAATAGAAAAACAACCACAGTACCCCCACTGTGGTTGTGCGATAAAGCAAACTTTAAGAAGCAGCTTTTTCTTTCTTTGCAGCACCGTCATAGTCTGCGGCTGTCAAACCACGACGTGTCAGCATAGTCTTGACGCCACGAGCAGTCTTGCCGATTGATTCGGCAATGGCTTCAACTGTCATTCCAGAAACATCGCCGA